TACACGTATGCGTGAGTTTCAAGACAATTTCTTTAAGAATGGCGCCGTACCAGGTCTTGTAATCAAATCTCCCTCTATCATCAGTGAAAAAAATAAAGAGCGAATGATTCAATCTTGGGTCACACGGTATAGACCAGATGGTGGCGGTAGACGCCCATTGGTGCTGGACGGCGGAATGGAGTTAGATTCAATTTCAAACGTTAATTTTCGTGAGTTAGACTTTGAATCATCTATTGATTCCGCGAATAAAGAAGTATTAAAAGTACTTGGCGTACCTCCAATTATGCTAGACTCTGGAAATAATGCGAATATTCGTCCCAACCATAGAATGTACTACTTAGAGACTGTTCTTCCTATAGTTGAAAAAATGATTAAAGCCTTAGAAAGATATTTTGGGTACACCATAACTCCGGATATTAGTAGTATTCCCGCACTACAGCCAGAGCTGAGAGATTCTGCAGCCTATTATGCTACACTAGTAAATGCAGGAATTATTACACCTAATGAAGCAAGGGAAGCTTTAAACTACGATGAGGTTTTCGGAGCCAGCGAGATAAGAATACCTGCCAACATTGCAGGTTCAGCTTCAAATCCCGCAGAAGGCGGAAGGCCCCAAGAGCAAGAGGAAAATTAAATGATAAAATCCGAAGTATTAAAGGCTATGATTGATTTCTTCCATGAGCATGGACATGTGCCCTCTAGAAGTGAATATTATAAACTAGGCCCAGACGTATGGCCTGTCCATCCAAGACTTTTAACAAGATATTTTAGAGGTAGGGGTTATAGCTCTATCCTTAAAACTGCTGCACAGATGTATCCTGCAGATTGGAACTCAATCGGTAGTAAGCCTGTTGAAGAACCTAAACCAATGAAAAAGCCCGTTCTTGAGCCGGCTTCAGAAGATGACCTTTCTCCTCTGGAGAAATTAAAATCTATAAAAGGAGAATCAATTGAATAAAATTTTTCATATTGGCTCCACTTTTAAAGCCTATGAAGATGGGGATGATCTCCATATCACAGGTATGGCCAGTACTAATAGTACTGATCGAGTTGGAGATATTATTGAATCTGAAGCCTGGACAAAGGGCGGACTTCAAAACTATTTAAACAATCCAGTTATTCTTTTTAATCACGACTACAACCAGCCGATTGGCCGAGCAATTGAGCTTGGTACTAACGACAATGGTCTGCAGCTAAAAGCAAAAATTGCTAAATCTGCTGGACACGTAGGAGAATTAATTAAAGAAGGCGTCCTCGGGGCTTTTTCAGTCGGGTTTCGAGTCAAGGATGCGGATTACATGACCGAAACCGATGGATATAAGATTAAGGATGCAGAGTTATTGGAGGTTTCCGTAGTTACGGTTCCTGCTAACCAAGCTGCTACTTTCTCTCTTGCCAAGTCTTTTGACTCTGATTCAGATTATGAAGACTTCAAGAAATCTTTCAAAACAGTAGATTCCTTAACAGAATCTAATAAACTTCAGGAAACTGAAAAACATCTAGATTCCGTAAACGAATCAATGCCTTTCGACTCTGATAAAGTCGAAGCACAGGAGAAAACTATGAGTGATATCGATATTGATGCGATTGTGGCTGCTGCTGTCGAAAAGACTGCAACTGCAATGGCAATGAAAGAAGCTGAGCGCAAGTCAGAAGAGAAAACGCGGTTGGAAGCAGAAGAAAAAGCTGCTGCCGATGCTGAAGCTCAAAAGTCTGCACAAGAAGCTCAAATTGCAACTGCTGTATCTAGCGGTGCAGAACGTTTAATGGCTGACGTCGAAGCAAAAATGAATGCTAAAGACGCTGACCATGCACAAATCATTGGTTCATTGCAAAATGAATTGAAAGAAAAAGCTGCTGAAATTGAAAAAATTCAGCAGAGCAAGCGAGTCTTCTCAGATCGCAGTGAAAAATCATCTTTTTCAGAAGAAGATATGGTAAATGCACATATTCTTGGTGTAGTTACTAACAAAGGCTTAGAAGGGACTCGTTTCGGCCGTTCTATTCTTGAGAAAGCTACAAATGACA